GCGGTACTGCGCGTACACCGAGACCTCGAAGGACAAGCCGCTGATCGGGTCGGTCACCACCATGCGGTCAATGGCCATGTCGCCTTGCTCCGGGAGTGCCGGTGCGCGGGTCGCCAGAGCGATGGCGGTGCGGGCAAATGCCATGTTGCGGGTCGAAGCCGCCACCACGGTGATGGCGGTCGCCGAAGCCGGGATGGCCTTGCGCAGCCCCGGTGCATTCAGCACGATGGTGCCGCCGTTCGAGGTGTCGGAATCGCCGCTCGCCAGCACGTACTTGTTGGCATCGCCAGCAAACTGCACCACATCGCCAGCCACGAAGGTGCCAGTGCCGGCCGAGGCCAGGGTGATGGTGGTCGCGCCGACTGCGTAGCCTGCGTTGTTGGTGGTAGCGCTTGCAGCGGTACCGGAGGCAGGCGTGACGATCTTGGCCGATTCACGGATGGCGAAGCCATGGACATCCAGCAGCACGCCGCGGCGCAGCAGCGAGGTATCAGCTGCTTCGTTCGCCTTGGTCAGTTGGGTCAGGGTGCGCATCGAGGCGCCGGCGGCGGTGTCGATCACCATCTGCAGGTCGGACAACGGGGCACCGTTGTCGGACAGGATGCGGCGGGACTGCGCGGTATCGGTCAGGGTACTGGCGAACGGGGTGGTGCCGGCGGTGCCCGAGGCGCGCGAAGCGTAGACATACAGGCCGGCCAGGTCGCCTTCCACTTCGTTGACCAGGGTACGCATCGCTTGAGCGATCTGGTCACGCAGGATGACGTTGTAGCTGGCGCCGTTGTTGTCCAGGCCCTTCTTTTCTTCACCGTTCCAGCGGATCGGAACGCGGCGGGCCTTGGTAATGGTCATGGTGACCGGAAGAACGGTCTGGTCGCCATCGTTCGGCGGCGTAACGGCCGGCGTGATGTCGGTGGCAGACTGCGCCTGGGTGACCGGCGAGCTGACGGTCTGGCCGACGGCGGCACGCTCGAAGGTCATATCGGAGGTCACGGCGGGGATCATGCCCACCAGTTCGCGCGAAACGACGTCCAGCGCGTTGTAGATGGTCGTTACGAGACCGGTCAGCGTATTAGCCATTTTTCAAACTTTCATAAAAAAAGCCGCCCGGAGGCGGCTTGATTGGGATGGTGCGCGGTCAGTCGACAACCTCGATTCCGCCCTGGATCACGCTGGATCGTTGGTGCGGGTCCAACTTGTCGAACTCACTGCGGGTGATGGTCTTGGCCTTGGAACGGGTGTTTCCGCCCTGGCCACCGCCTGCACCAGTGCTCCCGGTCGGGAACCAGTGCGGCGCGGTCGCTTTCATGCTGTCCAGCCATTCGGCGGGGCTAAACGGGGTCTTGCCGTCCTTCCCGGGCACCGGGTGCTTGTCTTCGCCCAGCTGGATGGCCTTGCCTTCAGCGTCGAGGGTGAAGATCGAGCGGCCACGGAACAGAGCGTCCTCGATGGCTTGCGGGTGCATGCCGGCCGTTGCGGCCGCGGCGCGGATGTGGTTGTCCAGGACCAAGCCCTCGAAGCTCTTGGCGCGCTTTTCAGCGTCCTGAGCCTTCTTCAAAGCCTCCTGCACCTGGCGTTCCGATTCCGCGCGCAGCTTCTCGGTGCGGCGTTCGATGACTTGATCGAATTTCCCGTCCTTGATCAGCTTGGCTTCTTCGTCGTTCTCGAAGCGGGCCATGATTTGCTTCACGGACTCGACATCGATGCCTTCGAATTGCTTCAGCGTCTCTTTCTGCTTCTGCAGGCTGCCCAGGAGCTCGCTGTTCTTGGCCTTCAGGCCGTTGGTGGCCTCGGTGACGCGCGCGGCGATGATGGCCTCAATCTCGGGAGTGATCTCGGGGCCACCGCCACCACCGCCACCGGTGTCATCCGTGGCGTTGAAGCGGAAGAAGTTGAGGAACAGGCTCTTGAACAGCTTGCTGACGGAAAAGACTTGCATGAGTTATCCCCTTGGGATGGTTGATAAAGCGGCCTTGCCGCGTGGACGTAAAAAAAGCCCGGCCTGGCCGAGCTTGAAAAGATGGGATGCAGCACCGCCTGGCGGCGCTACTCGATTTCGGATGGTTCTTGCGGTTCGGGCTGCTTGGCTGCTGGCTGTTTCTGCGCTGCGGCCTGGTCGTCCGGCTTTTCCTTCTTGCGGGCGGCTTCCTCTTCCTCCACCGTGCGGGTGGCGACGATGATCTCGCCGGCCTGCAGCTGGGCAAAGTAGGTCTCGAAGCTGATGGCGCCTTGCAAGAGGGCCTGAGTCAGGGCTGTGAGCTCGTCCGAAGACATCGGCATCGGGAAGAAATCGCGGTTCAGATGGAATTCCACCTCGCCGTCGATGCCCGCCCACAGAATCAGCAGTTCCAACGCCTTTTCCAGGCCTTCGGAGAGCGTCTGCGCCACGCTGGCCAGGACGGAGTTTTCGCCCGCGCGGTGGATGCCGGCGGTTTCGGCCGCCTCGACGCCCTTTTTCGGGGCTTCCAGCAGCCGGGCGCCAAGGATGGCCATCTGGTTTTCCTTGCGCGAGAGGTTCTTCTCCAGCGCGTCCAGCCCTTGGCCGGTGAATTCCAGGTATGAAGCCTTGGCGTTCGGATCAGGGAAAACCCAAGCAGCGGCGCTGCCGATGTACAGCTTTTCCAGCTTCTCGCCGTTCGGGCCGTCTTGCGGCTGATATCCGCTCACCACCGGAGTAGGCAGGCCAGCGAAGTGGCAGCCGTGCTCATAGTCGGCGCTCACCAGGTAGTGCGCATAGTTCATGTCCACCAGGTCGACCAGCGGCGGAAGGTCAACGGTCGGCGTGAGGTCGTCCACGCTCATGAACAGGAACGGGATGGACTCCAGAAACTTGCCGCCGATCATGGGATAGGACGGCCCTTCTACCAGCACGTCGATTTCTTTGCCGTCCTTGTCCTTTTGCACCTCGAAGACTCGGACGCGGTAGCGCACGGCGCCGCCCTGCTGCGTTTCAAGATCCAGCACGCGCCACTGGTCGACCGGCTCGTCCTCGAACTCATCCTTGCGGTCCAGCCGCTGCTCGGCCAGCACCACCATGGTCAGGCGGTGAGCGTTGCCGACCTTCTGGAATCGCCAGTTGATGATGGACTCGGCGCAGTACATGCACAGCGACGGGCGCAGGCCAAGCAGGGCGGCATCGGCCAGCGTGGCCGCCGGCGACGACTGCGGATAGTCGACCAGCACGCCAACGCGGTTCACGGTCAGCGCTTCTTCTGCGCAGGTCTTTGCAAACGCGTCCAGCGGCACGCCCGAGAGCGTCACGTCCTCCAGCATTTCTGCTGCGGCTTTCGGCGCATCAATGGTCGGCGGCTTGCGGAAGATCAGGCCGAGCATCGCGGCCAGCGTGCGCCAGGTCGCGCCGAAGAACGGCGTCCGGCCCAGATACGCGGCATATTCCTTGTCCGTCTGGTCCTTCAGGCGAGGCAAATACGCCTCCCCGGCGGCATGCACCGCGCTCTGACCGGCGGCGGCATCGCGGCAGCGTTTCCACTGCGGCACCATCGCCTTATAGTCAGGATGCTGATACTTGACGCCCATTACACTCCGCCTATGGTCACTCGTTGCATTTGGTTCTTCACAATCGGCCAGTGCTTCACCAGGAAGTAGCCATTGGCGTCATTCGGGTGGTCGTGGCCGGTCTTCTTGTCGGGCATCCCATCAGGGCCCCAGACTTGCTGCTCCAGCGCCTCGGTCGTGACCGGGCAGCGGTGCGTGTTGATCTTCCAGCGGCGCTCACCGGCGGCGTTCAAGATCATCGCGTTGTAAGCGTTGACCCGATCCTTCACTGCCGGGTTGGCCGAGTTCACGTCAATCGTGAATCCCGCCTGGCGCAGGATCGACAGATCCGACTCGCTGGCATTCTTGGTGCTGGTGTTGCCGCCGGACGCATCTGGATAGATGGTCACGTGGTGGCCCTTGTCCTTGAAATCTTCCTTCAGAATCTTGGCCATGGCCGGGGTGTCCCGCACCTTCACCCGCTCATCTACCGTCAGCGGCAGGCCGTCGCGAATCACGTTGATGCAGGCCGTCATGTTCAGCACGTTGAAGTCCATGCCCACGCGGATAGGCTCTTTCTCGAGCAGAACGGCATCTGTGTGATTCAGCCGGCGGTCAAAGTCTGGATATACGCTGCCGCTGGCCAGGTTCACGAACTGGCCGCGCAGGTAAGCCGAGATCAGCTGCGGCGGGTAGGAGTCAAACAGGGACTGGATATAGTCTTCAGGCAGGTTCAGCTCGTTGTCATACGTGCTGGCCTGGATGAGACCGTATAGCTTTTCAAGGTGCGGCTTTTCGCGGATGGCGCGCACGAACTGCTGATATACGAACTTGAAACCCTCGGGCGTCGTCGTGACGTCCACGCCATTCAATAGGCCGGGCTCGTTGTAGCGCATCCGGGCGATGATCTTCCGCCACGCGGTCTGCGCCTTGAGCTGCGCCATCACGTCCAACTCGTCCACCAGGCCATGGCCGATCTTGAAGCCGACGATGGTTTCGGGCTTCTCCATGGATCGGCAGATGATCGTGCCGCGGTATCGATGGCCCTCGTAGACTTCCACCT